ATGAGTGTAATAAATCTCTTGCGTGGTCACCATACCCACTTCTTGTTGCAACGGGTGCCTGAAATATTAATGTTGGTTTCATATTATAATTTTATTAACTGATATTTTTTTATTGGTTTCCAGTTTGCAAATGCTGTCTCCATTCCATCTACCAATGATTGACACATATATTTTACTCCAAGTTTTCCATCACTCAACATCCACTCTCTTCCCCTCAAACCCACTTCTTTTCTTTTTTCCCTACCCATATCATAAAACTCTCTAATCAATGGTGCTACATCTTCAAAATCTACTCTATCATCAAAAATATATGGAGTAGGAACTGATCCGGTAGTTGAACGAACTGGCCAGATTGGTTTTACCCATTCACCAAATGTAACCGTATCTTTTAATGCTCTATGATGTAGTGAACCGATTTTAACATAATCATCTGCTGTTAGTAATTTCTTTGTTTTTTTATCTCTGAACCCACATTGGTCTTGCATACCGCCCGTAACATTTACAATTATAGGTGTTCCTGCCATTACACTTTCCGCAGTTGCTAATCCAAATCCTTCATTAGATGCTAAATTGATTGTCACATCTGCCATATTATATAACCAATTCAACCCTTCCTCACTAAACCTGCCTTTGGTGAATATAACATTTGCATCGGGCATACAATGCTCTATGAACTTATTTAAATCGGTTCCGTTTTCATCAACAGGTGCAGTATGCATTAACATACAAACTTTTTCTCTTTCTTTTTCAGGCAACCCTTTTCTAAATTCTTCAAATGCTAATAGAGCATCTATTGGTTGTTTTCTTCTAATATTTCTATTATTCCAATATAATACGAAATCATATTTTTTTCCGTCAAACACACTATCTATAAAATCTTGTGGTATGGTATCTACTGGCTTAAAGTATTCATCATTTATACCATGTGGAACATACGATACTTGCCAATCTTCTGGCTTCTTCCAATGCTTTTCTTTATCCCAACCCCAAACTCTACGGGTAATACCATAAGTTTGTTTTGAAATACAACCAATCCAATCACAACTTTCGTAGTAATCTCTATTGTATTTTGGATCTGGTAAATCATCCCATATGTGGTAGAAGAAAACAGGAATAGATTGTCTTATTTCATGTGCCATTTCATACAACCAAATCCAATATCTAGGATCGGTGAAGTGTAGAATTGCATCTGGCTTTTCTATGTTTATTAATTGTCTAATTGTATCAGGATTACCATATCCATCAAAAGGATATATTTTTACCGATGCATCCTCAATTCCTGTTTTTTCTCTAACATCATGTGATACATCCAGTACCTTACCCATTTCCGGATGTTTGATTGCTGCCCCTAATTGAACCCAATCGTATTTATCAACGGTACCTAATACTAATTGTTTGGAAACTGTGGCAATACCACTAGTCATCCTTAAATCATCTGATAGTAACAGAATTTTCTTTTTAGCCATAACTTTTTATAAATAATTATTATTGTTTTAATTTTTTCCATCACACATTCCTCTTTCATAGAATTCACACCATTCGCAAAGTTTGGATGGTTTTTTAATATATTCTATGTCTACTCTATACTTACCTTCATTATCAAATACAGTCTCTACAAACTCCTTAAAACTACTCCAGGCTTTATTCACCGATGGTTTTCCATTTGCAGGAACATGTCTGGATATTCTATGAGTTGGCATATCTTCTCTTATCTGTACTTTTCTTTTTAGGATGATAAATTCAACATCAATCATATCAACAGATATGTCCAACATTTCTGCATAAAACTTTTTGTATAAAAGTATTTGTGCATTCTTTACTGGATCCTTTTTTTGGTAATCACTCCAACCTCGTGTAGAAGTTTTGAAATCTATTATTTTATATTTTCCTGTAAATGTATCTTTGATAACCAAATCTATGAATCCTAAAAAGTTTACATTATCTGCAATTTTGGTATTTATCGGTTGTTCAATAGCAACCAATTCATCATGCTTTAATGAAAAGAACTTATTAAAGTTTTTTGATTTTTGAAACCAATCCAATAAAACATTACCATCTTCCAAAAATTCAACAAGTTCTTCTTTGGAACATATTTCACTTTCAGAATTGGTTGACTCTTTTATGTATTGTTCTCTCATTTTGGATTTGAGAGTTTCTTTCAAATTGATAAGCTTATCTGCCTGTGATTTTGAAATCCTCAAACACTTTTCTAAGTACTCTTGTAAAGTTTCATGCATTGCCGTTCCGAATATAGCGTGTATGTTTGAACCACCTGTAGCAAGTTCATCTATATAACTTAATTTGTACTGTTGTGGACATGAACTCCACATACTATATTGCGAAAACGATACTCTTGCCACTATAACTTTAATTTAAGTTTTGTTATTTGTTTTTTATCCACACCATACTTTTCACAAATGTACTTGATATTTTCTCTACCTTCTCTTGTAGAATATAAAACTTCAAGATATTCATTTGCTTGTCTCTCCGAACAAAGATACTCATTTTTTATCAAATCAACAACAAAATCTTCATATTTTTCTTCTGCTTTTCCTTTTGTATATTTCAAAAAATGATTACCTTTTGGAATTATATTGATGTATAACTTATACATCTCTGCCGGTTCCAATGTTTGTGTTAAAGGAAGTATTGTAGCAATCAGTTCAACCCATTCAGGCTTCATAGATAGAAATCTATTAATCATAAAATTACTCCAACTTTTTAAATCTTCTTCCGATAGATTTGTGAAGTAATTTGGGTCTTGTTCGTTTGTTATAGCTCTTATGTGATCAAATAACTTTTTACCGGCCATTATTCAATAATTGTTGTTTTATCTTTAAGTTCTTCAGGAAGTAATTCTTGTAGTGCTTTTCCACATTGGGTACACAAGTACAACTCAACAGGTAAAACTGTATCTTTTGGTTGTCCTGTTAGTAATCTGGAAAACTTTTTAAATCTATATCCCGGCATAAATACCTTACTACCACATTCACATTCCAAATCCCTTGCATCATTTAGAGAAACGTTTAGTGGTAATTGATTTTGTTCTTGACTCATTTTATTATATTTAAAATTTGAATAATTGTACTCATAAATACTATCTCTTTATCCACAACAAGTGCATCTTTTGATATACCATCTGCAATTGTTAGAATTACATTTGCAGTATTACCAGAAGCGTATTCATCTACTTTTTCATAGAGCATAGAATACATTTCTGAATAATCATTTAGTTTATTATCGGCTACTGCCTGTCTTATATTTAGAAATAGATTTCTTTTATCATCATTTGATTTTAGTAAATCAATTAGTTTTGTTTGGAAATTGGATTCAATCATAACTTTATGATCTATTTTCAATTCACCCTTTGCGGATTGTAATTGGCAAGTATTTAGTATTCTTCTAATATCAGGATAATATGAATTAATGATGTCTGCAACATTTTTAATGTCATATTTTATTTTTTCCGAATCCAATATCCTACTAACTTGCACTGCCACATCCTTTTTGGTTGGTGGAGTGATTGCGAAAGATTGACATCTACTTTGGATAGGGTCAATAATCTTTTCAATGTAATTACAGGTTAAAATAAACCTACAATGTTTACTAAACGTTTCCATCAAGTTACGAAGGATTGCCTGTGCGTTTGGTGTCATATAATCAAACTCATCAAGGATAATAACCTTAAATCCGGCGAATCCTACTGATGATGCAAAATTCTTTACTTTTGTTCTTACGGTATCCACATTATTTTCATCCGATGCGTTGATAATCATACTATCACATTTGATAGTATTTACAATCAACTTAGCGAGTGTAGTTTTGCCTGTTCCGGCTTTACCGTATAATAGTAAATGTGGAATATCATTAGTGTCTAAATACTGTTGAATTGTTTCTTTTACTTGTTCGTTTCCAACATATTCAGAAAGATTTTGTGGGCGGTATTTCTCCACCCACAAACTATGTTCTTTTTTATTAATTTCGTTTGCAAAAAAACTCATATTATATATTTCTTTTATTTTCCTGTTGAACCAAACCCACCCGTTCCTCTGTCGGTATCGGATAGTTCATTTACTTCTTTAAATTCTACCGTTGGATATGGTAAAATGATAATCTGTGCACCTCTATCACCAACATTATAAAAATCTACTCCAGTTTTTCTAAATGTTGCCTGAATTTCACCTCTATAACCACTATCAATAACTCCAACCGAATTAGACAAAATCAAATCAGTTTTTCTAATAGATGAACGAGGGAATATCAAACCAACATATCCTTTTGGAATTTCCATTGCTATACCAAATCCATAGGTAATATCCAATCTATTTTCAGATTTAATTTCGGTTATGAACAAATCCATTCCAGCATCACCATCTTTGGCATATGATGGGATAATTGCCAAATCATGTAATTTTTTAATTTTTACTTCCATCGTGTTCTTGTCTTAATTTTTTAGTTTCTTCACTAATTTGTCTTGGAAAAATCTTAAACTCCATTCCATTTTGTTTGAATATAATATTTTCTCCGGAATGTGGTTGTAATTGGATAACCAATGGAGTGGGTTCTTCTACATTTTCTGCAGACCATGCAAAAACTATTGGTTCATTATTAAAAAACTGAAAACACCATTCTGCATCTTTATAATAAGTTAAATCTTTATTGATTTTTGTATTCTCTTCGGTTGGACTTACCAACTCAAATTTTGTATCTTTTACTTCTTCCATTTTATATTAATTTGAAATTTCTACTAAATAATACTTACAAACAAAATCATCAATTTTAAAATCAATGTGTGATAATCCATCAGCCGATACTTTTAATTTTGCTGATGTTGCTTCTTTGTTTGCCGTAAGGATTTCTTTAAGGTATTTTGCAGAGAATGAAATAGGTTTAACATCACCAGAATATCCTTTTTCTGCAACGAATGTAACTCTATTTGTTGAGATAGATGAATAACCGATTGCCATTTTCAAATCTCCACCCTCAGTAAATACTGTGAATGTATCTACATCACTCAATGCACCTTTTGCTTTGATAAATTTATCAATCATAGATGGCGTCATTTCAATACCAATACCAAATTCAGGCAATGCTTTCAAATCTGGAACAGGTGGAATAACTCCCAAATCTGCCAACTGATACGATGTTTCCGTTTGGTCAGATGATAACTTTAATGTAATTGCTTTATCACCAACCTTGTCAACTTTCAATGCAATATCATTATCCAATACACCTATCATATTTTTCAATAGTGATGTGGTATAAATACCTACATTAAATGGACTTGATGTAAATCCATTAAAGTTAACCTCACCCAATAGGGTCTTGTCATCGGAAATAAATCTAACCGATAGTTCTTTACCTTCTGCGTTCCATGCAACGGACTCAATTAATCCACCCAATGAATACTTTTGAATAAATTTCAATAAATTGTTTTTGTTCATACTTTTTCTTTTAAGTTTTATGTTATGTAAATATAAGTAATTTTTTTTAGAACGCAAAGAATTTCTTTGCTGTTTTTGTTTCCGTTGTTGCTTTTTCCCACTTTAATGCGTTATAGAAATCATCTAATTTGTTCTCCAATTCCGCTTCAAATATCTTATCTCTATCAATGTAAGTTTCAATAAAGTCCATAATATCTTTGGGGTCATTGTAATCTTTGAATGCTAATGTATCTAATCCCAATGGGTTGTTTTTAAGATATACCCACTTTACTTTATCACCATCCCTGATCGGTTCATGCTTAAATGGTG